GAGACTTTGACTGATGAAATTATCAATTCATTGACGAAAAGAAAACAATTAACACCAACAGGGGGGTTTTAACTCCCCTGTTTTTATCAACACAATGGGAAAAGTATGTTCTTTTACAAAAGAAGAGGATGAGCTTATAGTAAAGATTCTGTCGGAAGCTACAGGAGCTATGAGCAAATCTATTAGAGAGGCTTCTGTTATAACTAGCAGAAGCTACTCTACAATTTATGGTCGTTATTACGATAAGTACAAATACGATCTTTTATTATTAAACAATTTAAAAACCAAATCATGAAAAATTTAATCTTAGGAGCTCTACTATTATTGAGCACAATCACTTATAGTCAATATCACATTGATAGTTTATATCAAGATCAAGAAAGCTACTTACTATACAGTGTAGTACAAGAGTATGATTCTTTATTACAAGAAGTATTAAACACAAAAGTTAAAAACTGGGCAGGTACTGCATTTGTTAGTCTTCCTGAAGTGCTTGTAGGAGATACCAAAGAGCAAATGGTATTAAGATTTATTACAAATGCTTTCTATTTTAAAATGTTGGGTATGGCTACAATATGCCCTTGGTATATTAGAGTAGTTATCCTAATGAAAGATAATAAAATTAAGATTTCTTTCTATGATGATGGAAATTCTTTTTGGCCAGCTCGTTACACAGGTACTACAGTTATTCCAGCAGTACAAGCTGGAAAGTATCATTTTAATCACTATGCTTTTAAAAAAGATGGAACTGCAGCTAAGATGAGTAATGACGGTATAGCTAATATTAAACCTATTTGTATTAATATGGCAAATGATTTAAATAGTAGCATTCTATCTGCTGCAGCTCCTGTGGATAATAGTGGTTGGTAATGAAACATTTCCTCAAATATCTAGTGGTGTGGATAAGTCAAAACTTATCTATGCCGTTCTGGGTAGTTGGACATATACACCTTAGTGTAAACGTTTATGAGGATTTGTATGAAATAATGGCCTCTATTGGAATGAATCTAATAGTGGCCATAGGTTTTATTATTGATTATTTAGAAACAAGGAAAAAATGAGAGATAAGAAATTCTGGGTAGATACTCTTGGAGAAGGGTGGACTGAAAAATTAAAGCCTCTACTTAAGGATCCTTACATGGACAAAGTGTTGACTAAAGTAGCTATGGATTATAGCATATTGAAAGTTTATCCGCGTAACCAAGCAGATATCTTTAAAGCCTTTAAACTTTGTCCTTATGAAAAACTCAGAGTTGTTATTATAAACACCGAGCCCAATGTATTTTCTGGGCTCGGCCCTTTAGCTTTTTCAGACACTACTATTATTGCGCGTAACTATGCTGCTGATGAAATAGTAAGATGTTTAACCAGGGAATACGACGAGCTAAGAGTAGGTTTTGATTGTAGCTTTGAACATTGGGCCCAACAAGGTATCTTAATGCTCAACAGAAGCCTAACAAGCGTAGAAGGACAAACTATGGCACATAAGAATATGTGGAAGAAATTTTTTGGCTCTATACTTTACATCATAGAGAAATATAATCATGGTACTATTTTCTTGTTATGGGGCAAAGAAGCACAAAAATACAAAGAGCTGTTATCTTTGCATCACCATGTGTTTACTTATGAGCATCCTGTAAAGGCAGCACTAAAGTATCGCCACTGGAATTGCCCAAATTTTAAACAAGTAGATTTATTAATAAACAGCTTAAATGGAAAACGAATTGAGTGGTAAAGAAGGTTTAACTCGTCAAGATTTTTTAGATATCAGAGCGTTAATAATAAAAGGCATGCCCTTAGAATTAATTGCACGAAGATATAAAGTTAGCTATGACAGAATCGCAGGAGTATATTATTACTTTGAGATTGAAGTCAAGAAATTAAGAATCAGAGGTGCTCATGCTATGATAGGACACAAAGATGAACCTTATTTTACAGAAGAAGAAATGCTAGCGGATTATCCTACGTATTCTTATAAAGATTTAAGTAGAACTGAGAAGGCATTTTATGAGTTAAAAACTAATAAGAAAAAATACAGAGACTCAATAGTATGGAAATTAGACAAAAAGTAGTATGTATTGACGATAGCGTCAAAGCTGGCCAAGAAGGGTTTGTAGCAAAAGCTTATAAGCAATGGGTCAAGAAGGATCAAGTTTACACTGTGCGAGCTATACTAGACAACAATGAGATTGTCACTGGCATCTTATTAGAAGAAATCAGGAATACTCCTATTTACATTCATTTATTAAAAGACTTTCAAGAACCTGCATTTAGAGTATCTAGGTTTAAAGAATTAGATGAGTTTGAACCTGTAAGCAAAGAAGAAGAAATAAAAAACCTAATGAAACAAATTTTAAAATTATGACAGATAATTCTGCAAGCCCCGAAGCAATAACATATGTAGTAATGCTATCTGCTATGCAGGTAGTTCTTAACTGTCAGCTGGAACTAAAAGGCACAGCATTTGACCAAGGAAAAATCACAAATAAAGTCCGCGAAGCGGTAAATATGTTGAATCTAAAGAATAGTTCTAATAGAGATTTAATCTGGAAAACTGATGACGTAAATGCTGCTAATACTATGAAAGGAATTCAAATCATAGGAGAGCAGTTAGCCAAAGGTGATGGTCTAGTATTACATTTGTTAACAAATCTAACTCGTAAAGGAATTGATCTCTCCAGATGTGTGTTAAGAGAACTCACAGATGAAGAGTTAGATAAATTAAAAGAAGAGCAGTTATAGACTGCTCTTTTTTATTCCATTACTTTATCACCTGTACGGTATAGTCTAATTAATTGCGAAGTTCCTGGTAAAAACTGTCCTGCATGAATAAGCCATTTTGGATTACCTTTAAAAGGACCTGATTCAAACACTGTTTTATCTTCTGCATCTTCTCCGTAATAGTTTCCTATATCTGTAAATACTGCATATGCGTCAGATACTAATTGAGCCATTGGTAAAGCTGTTTTAGTAAGCTTTTCAAATTCTAATGGATTACTATAAAAACTTATATCAGTACGTAGTCTAATAGTTTGATTAATTAAGAAGTTGCTAATTGTATCATCTTCGTCATCATCATCTGCGCCTGCTAATCCTTTAAGTACCATTGCTATTCCCATAAGTGTTAACATGATATATAATTCGGTCATGTTTTTACGCATGTTAGCAGCGTCTGTAGCATTAAATTTATCTTCAAATTTTGTAGGTTTAAACATTAATTTACGAGCTAATTGTTTAAGAGTAAATAAAGTATCTGATATAGCATTATCATTAGTATGCATACCAAAGAGTCTGCCTCCTATATAACCAATACCTGCCCCTACAGCAGTTCCGATTCCTGGTAAAAAAGCTGTCCCTACAGCAGCTCCTGTAGTAAGTAGTTGCCCTTTAGTATAACTTTTATATCTACCCTTGCGTACATAAGGTTCGTCAGATCCATACGATAAAGCATAGTCAGGTTTCTCAGATTCAAATCTATTAGCAAATCCTTCAAACATCCAAGTTCTAAATTGACTTAAAGCTCTACCTGCAATAGTTTCTTTTACTTGTAATTGATTATAGTAATCACCATGGTTCATCTCAATTACACGCTTAATCTTTTGAAACATTTTTATTTCATCAACTTCAGTAGTATAGCCTGCTTTAAGTTTACCTGTAGAAGGTTCGTAAGCATCCCACATTGTGACTGTTTTGCCACTAGGATCTTTAGCATCAAACTCCATCATAATAGCTACCATTACTGGAGCAATGTTGACGTACTCAGATCGTTCTTGTATAGAAAAAGGTCCAAATCTTTTAAGCTTACTTAAAGAAGATTTGTTAGACATGTCAAACATTTCTTTTGTAGAAGTAGAGTTTAAATCCCACTTATCCATCAGAGTTCTAATCTTAACTGCATTGCCGTTAGGATTACTAAGTAAAGCATTAAAACTTAAATTCCTTCCAATAGAATTAGTTACTAGCATGCTAGCTTTTCTAAAGTTCTTCATAGAGTAATTTTGCCCTCCTGAAGCTTCTATTAAATTAGAAATTAATCCAAAGCCCATGTTAGATACTCCTGAAAACACGTTATATCCTAGTCCTTTTAGAGTCATGTACTTTAATACAGCATCTCCTGAACCACTAAGCGTTTTATAACCACCAAGATTATCTAGTCTTTTTTGAAGAAATTCTTTGCTGTCTGCATCAGCTTCTTTAGCAATTAATTCTTCGAGTTCCTTTTTTTCTTTTGTTTCTTGTGCAGTATACAATTTCTTTTTACCTACCCCTTCTACTTTTCTAGCACCTATGCCATAATAAGTAGAATCAAAGAAATAATCCCAAGCGGATTTTGCGTTGGCAAGACCTTGTGTATCTAGTACTTCTCCGTCTTTTTTCTGAGCACCCCCTGCTTTGTTAGTAACAATTTCTTTTTTGTTTTTAAACGCTTGATCGAGTAATCTAATCTGTGGTTCTATTAAAGATTTATGTTTATGTGCTAATACTTCCATAGTATAAGCTTTCATAATCTTTGTTACATCCCAAGATTTTTGTCTAGATAAATAATCTTTAGCTTCGTTTCTAAATACTTTAATTTGCTCAAGTGTTGCTGGTATTCCAGTTTCTTGCTTGTGTTTAATCTTTTTTTGTTTTACTATTTCTCTAACTTCTGAGTCAGTGTCGGAGATATATTTTACTTGAATATTTTTCTCAATTTCTTTTGTTGCAGGATCGACATCAGAATATACATTTGTAGCAAAGTCAGTAGTAGTTTGAAGTTGTTTCATTTTATCCCAAAAAGGAACAACACCCATCATCATGCCTTTTTCTGAAAATATATCCATCAAATTTTTTTCAATAGTAGGTAATACACCTACGCCCATCATTGGCATTTTTTGCTGTGGTAGCAAGTAACGCATTTGATTAAGAGTCTTCATTAAGAATTCGTGGTATTCTAATAAGTCAGAGTCTGCTTCAATTTTTGTAAAGTTTTTATCATACCATTTAGTAGCTGTTCCGCTAATAGATCTGCGAGGTACTTGAATTGCATATTCCCGAACTCCTTTTGGTGCGTAGAAGCCTCCACCTTCTTTTTTTCTACTTGAAGGATTTTCAGTCATATCTATTCCCCAATAAGGAGAATTTTCTTTAAGCCATTCCATAAATAAAGCATCTTTTTCTGCTTCAGAAAGTCCTGGCTCCATTTGATAAGACTCATAAATAGCTTGTCTAAGTACTTTAAATTTTTCTAACTTAGTTTGTGCTTGCTCTAAATAAAAACGATACCCTTTTTCACCAAGTTGAGCTTTTAAATCTGCAATATGTTTAGCTTTTTGTTCTTCAGTAAAAGTTACGCTGTCGTATATAAATTTATTAGGAAGAGTCCCGTCTTCTAATTGGCTATCGGGAAACAATGCTCTTACATCAAAAGTAATTGTGTTAGCATTAATCCAATCAAAATACATTTTAATATCTGCTGGGTCTTTTTTTAACTTACCAGATATATCCTTTGCTCGAAAGGCATTATTCATTAGGGTATTTCTAGTATCAAAGAATTCTGTAGAAAATCTATGTACTACTCTACCTGTCTCTTTGCCATCTGCAGTTAACTGCTTTAAAATATTAAAATTACCCCCTGATTTTTTAAGAAACTTTGGAGTAATAGTGTCTAGTTTTTGCCATACTTCTGTAGCTTCTTGCTGTGCTAACATATTAGCTTCTTCAACGGCCAAGAATGCTGTTTGCATCATAGGATCGTTATGACGACTTAGGTTTAAAGTAAGAGCTCCTACTTTATTTACATCTGCTATATGCTTATAAATATCTTCAGTAGTTAATCTGCCATCAGTGTATTGCTGAACAAAAGCTGTAACGTGTTCTTTTTTAACCGCAGTAAGTCTACCTTGTAAATCTTGTGCTTGTGATGCAATTGCTCTAAATTTAGAACGAATAGAAGGAATTACAGTACCGTCTGGCAAGATTACATCTTCTGATGTATTAAACTCATCTTCGTCTAGAATAATATGCTCTTGAGCACTAGTAGAAAAGTCTCCTGCTTTAATCCATAAGTTTAATACGCGTTGCGCATAATAAGCATCGTCAGCACTAACAGCTGGTTTAGCTAGTAATTTTCTAATTTCACCAATTTGTTTATTACCAAACTCTAATACGTCTTCAAAAGAGTTAATGCTTTTAGATAAAATCACACGGCCTTCTGCTATATCGGATTCTTTTTTAAGCTTTTCAATTTTAGACATTATCTTAGTCACCTCATCACTGTTTTTGACGTTTTTAAGCAACTGTCGCTGACGCATGATTTCCATGTTAATCTTTTTCTCCCTCTTCTTTTCTACTGCTTCTACTTGAGTATATGCACTTTCTAAGATTTCATCAACTCTATCATCAATAATAGAATTTAAACCTTCATTTTGTTGAGCTCCCAGTACTTGTTTCGATACTTCAGCTTCTGCTGCTAAGTCTCTTTGGTATTCTTCAGATTGCATATACTCACGATACGCTGCTTCACTAGAATTAAATGCTTCAACAGATTGTTTTGTATCTTGCATAATGTTGCTAGCTACAGCAAAAGCTTGAGAGTAAAGAGTAGTTCCTTTTTCAAAGCCTAAAACATCTAAAATATAAGAAAAGATTTCTTCAAATAAATTATTAAATTCTTCTGAGTTAATTGGAGGAAGACTTTCTAATTTTTGAATAAAAGGTCCGTTAGTAAATAATGCTACAAAGAATTCGTCTATATTGTAATTAGCGTATTCTCCTGTATCTGTTTGATCATCGTATCCTCCTAATTCTTTTACGCTCTGCTCATAAAGTTTTTGAAATGCAGCAGTGAATTTACCATTTTGTCTTAATGCCTTATACGATAAAGCATGAAGAATTTCATGTACAATAATTTCTTCCTCAGTACCTCCAAAACCACCAAACTCAGGAATACGAATTCTATTATTTCCTATTTCGTACATCCCCAGTGATTTAATAGCTGTTCCAGGGGTAGGAATAGTTGTAGCGCCTTCTTCTAAAAAAATATTAACGTTATTTATATCAGCATAATCTAACAAGTGTTGGGCAATAGGAGCCATTACCTTGTTTTTATTTGCAATATTTTGCAACATTTCTTTAGTAGAGACTTGATTAGAACTACTAAAGTATTCTCTAGCTAAAAATGATTTTGTATAATTTATTTTTTTTACAAATCCTGCTTCTGTTGCATTTGAAAATAAATTTAATTGTTCACCTGGCGTACTAGTAGGTGGCTTTGGTTTAACAGATGCTACATTAATAGGATATATATTAGAAAAGCTATCTGCGTCAAAGTCATTCACTGCATACAAAGGATCTCCTTTGGCAGCCATTCTTTGCCTTTGCTTTTCTACATTGACAGGAAGGTAGTTATATTTAAACTCTAATTTATACGTATTGCCATACGCTTTCTCCATTGTAAAGTAATGGGACGTACCGTTCTGCTCGTTGTATTTACGTAGTCTATGTGCCATTCCTGCATAGCTTTCTACCAAAGGCTTAAAAGCTATTGCACGTTTAATTTCTGTTGCAGTTTTTACATCTGGAATTCTATATCCATTTGCTACAAAAGCTAGGTTGGCTAAATCCTCTCCTGTTTGAGAGACTAACATTTTCCACTCCTTAGAGGATTTATTTGGACAAGCTAATGACATAGGTTTTTATTTACCGCAAATTAACAAATAGTTTTCGTAATCGTCCCTATTAATCACAGAAGTTTCTAATGAGTAGTCTGCCCCTTGGGCAGGTCCTGTGTAGTCATCTCCTGTAAAATCAGTACCTGGGGTCTTGTATTTATCAGGGTCAGAAAGTTTACTCATATCTAATCCCGTAGATTTAGGTTGTATAGGCCCAGCAGCTGTACCTGTTTTACCAGATAGTACCACTGTTTTCTTAGAGCTTCTACTAAATCCTACATACTTTAACTGATTGATTAACTCAAAGTCAGGACTAGGAAAATTCCTTGCTATATCAATATTGTTTTCATCTACGAAAGCATATGCGTAAGTACCTCCTTGAGACTTGTGAATAGTATGTGCATACGCATAATCTACGGATTTATCTTTTGCTTTGTAAGGTCCTAAATTTTTCTTAGTAGCATTTGGATTCTTGTCTTTTAACACTTTCAATGCTTCGTCGGCTGGTAAAATGAATCCATTTATTTCGTAAACATCATCTGTTAAATTATAGTTGCTACTAAATTGATAGTAATTTTTCCAAGCTTCTGCTCTATTATTTGAAGGAGCACTAATAGCTGCAGTTTTTAATCGTGCTAGCTCATGTAAATAATCTTTGTCTACTAAATTCATGTCAGCAATAAACAAATCATTTTCTTTAGGCTTACCTGTCTTAGCATCTACTAGTTTAATTCTATATCCTCTTACTGCAAACGAAGCTCCTGAAGGACTTTTGATAACATGTTGATCTTGGTATTCAACTCCTACAACTTTAACATCCGCACCATTAGAAAAATCATAATCTTGAGTTGCCATATTGTAGAACAAGTTCTCATACATCATTAACAACTCTCCATCATAGAAAGGCTCTGCTCCAAATCCAAACATATTGGTTCGAATCATTTGATTTAAGTCTCTAACTCTTGCATTAGTATAAGCTAATGCTCTAGCATGATTAGGATTTTTATCAAAGTTTTCCATTGTAAACTCTGCTAACATTTCTTTAGTCCAATTGTCTTGACTATTAGTAAACTCAATACCTTCTCCTTTATCTGATAGCTTAGTAGCATGATCAAACATATCTACTCTACTTAAAGGATTATCTCTAATAGGTTGTAGTACTTCTGCAGGCATTGGATTACCATCTGCAGTTCTCATTACTTGAGTTAACTTAGAAATATTTGTAGTTCTTCTAAATGCTTGTGATTTTTGAATTTGTTTTACAGGCTTTAATTGACCGTCATCACCGATAAATAATACCTTAGTTCCTTTTTTACTTGCAAGCTGTATAACTTCTTTGTACAAGGCATCGTTAATCATAGATGCTTCGTCGATAACTAGAATACCAGCAGAAGGAACTTTGTCTTTATTTTTAGCAACAAAGATTTTATCTTGTAAATTAAAGTCTTCTAAATCTACTCCTGCTGCTAAGCCTAATACTTGTGCTAGTGTTCTAGCTTTCTCACCTGTAGCATCGGAAAGTACTTCTTTTGCTCTGTGAGTAGGACTACAGATTACATAGTTCTTACGTTTCTTACTTAAGTACTGTAAAACAAACTTAGTGATAGTAGTCTTACCAGTACCAGCGTATCCTGCTAATGTGTAAGAGATATCTACATCACTAACTTCTCCTTTAATAATTAAGTCAACAAAATTAGCTACATTTTGTAGAGCATCTAATTGTTGTTGATTAATTGTAATTTCTCCTGTATTAATAGTAACTCCATTAATATTTAAAGTATTAGAGATAGGGGCCGCAGGCGGTGCAGACGGCGGAGGTGTTTGGCTTTTTTGTGTTTTTGCTAAAAGATCTTGTGCTAGTTGTAATGCTTCTTCTATTGTAGGAACATAATCAGCAACTACTCCGTCTCTATCTAATACATCATAAGTACCATCATCTCCTTGAATTATATCAAATCCATTTTCAAAAAGCATTTGCTTTAATGCTGCTTGTTCAGGAGTAATAGTATTTGTTAGATTAGTTTCAGTAGAAACTAAATCAGAAAAATATTTATCAGTAGTAATAACCTTAGATTGATCTAGTCCTGATATAGTAGTGTCAAGATTTGACTTCCAAGATTCTAAATTACTTGTATTGTCTCCTCTTTCAGTTGCTCTTTTAACAAAAACCTCTTTACTAGTAGTAATTACTTTATCAAAATCTGATGCGTTTTCTTTAAGGAAAATCATATCAGATACTATTAACATTTTATTTTGTTCTTTTGCTACATTTTTAGCTAAAATCCAAACATCTCGCATAACTTCATTAAACTGTTCTTCGCTGTTAGTTTCTCTCCATTTATTTAAACCAATACTATTCCGTTCATTAATTGGTAATCCTAATTTTTTAGCAACAAAAGGTTTAAAATCAGTATCAAAATCTAATACTTTATCAGAATTTTGTTCTCTAAAAGTAGTCTTTCCTAATCCAGGATGTCCCCAAATAATTCTATCAGTAGGTTCTAATTTAACTTGCAAAGTTGGTGCAACAGGAGCGGCTGGTTGACTATCTCTAACTTCAAATTCTTTTGGTAAAATAATATTATCAGGCAATGTCTTGTTTACTAATAAAGATTTCATTTCTTCAATAGTAAATCCTGCCATGTTAGTACCAAATTTAGTAACTAAAAATTCTAATTCTGGGTGTGCGTTAGCTTCCGCGATTAATGCATTAATTGATTGTTCAATTCTGTTTAAAGGCACGCTTCGTTTAGCTCCTATTTGTAAGGCTGTTCCTGAAATGTTTGCTGCTTTAGTTACAATTCCAAAAGATTTTCCTTCTGTACCTTGCATTAATTTATCTACTATTCCATATTCTGCCCATTTACCTTTTGTTCCTATAGGAAGAGCAGTATAGTTGCTAGAAGTAGTTCCTCTTTGTGCTAAGCCCGCAGTACCTCCTCCGTGGCCTCCTGCAGTATTTGCTCCAAATACAAATACTTGGTTTGGTTTTAATGTTGTTATGTTTTCAGGAGTATATTGCCTTTGTCCTGATTGAACAGTAGGTACTATAGGGTTTCTTTTTGTTTGTGGATCAGCATTAGGATCTTGCTTAAATGCATCTAGAATTTTATTTTTTCTTTCTTCAAACCTTACATTAGTTTCTGCTGCATTCTTTTTAAGGTTTACTACATCAACAGGTGCACCATTTACAATTTTGATATCATAGTAAGCTCCGTAGTATTTAAAGGATTCTATCTGTTGTCCCGCTAGCATTGTTTCTTGAGTAGCAGAAATTAAATCCATTGTTTCTTTGATAGTAGTAGCTAACGCAGAACCTGCAGGAATATCCATTCCTAAAGCCTGTAGCAACTCGCTAAGAACTTGCTTAATCTTATCCCAAATGCTTAAACCATTTTTATCAATAATATTCTTAAGATGGTTTTGGAAACCTTGGTCAGTAAGTGCCATAGTAACAAACTCTGTGAGTTTCATAGCTCCGTACAATTTACTTATATTACCTTGTACGGTTTTTGCTTTACCTGTTTTAAAGTTATTGTAAGACTCAATAAATTTATCTAACTCTTCTTTGCTACCAGACTCTTCTAAATAATTAACATATTGCTTTTGAAGTTCTTCTAACTTCTTAATAGCATTTATTTGTTTTTCGTTGAGATTATCTAACTTGCCGTCTAAATAGTTATAAATAGCTTCCCCTGTATGAGCATGTATTAACTCATGTGCTACTACTGATGCTAATCTATCTGCAGTAATATAAGGCAGACTATTTAAATTGATCTTTAAAGTATGAGAAGTATAGTTATAGGATCCTGATTCTTGGTAATTTTCACGAACATATTCAACAGTAAAGTCTTCAGGTAAACTTAACTCTCGCAATTGATCTAATAATAAATGATTTAAAGAGCTTATTCCTTCAGCATCTTGTAGTACATTAATTATATCATCGAGTGCACCTTTTGTTTTATTAAGTTCTTTGGCTAATACTAAATCCTTAGCCATTGTAGTAGGTGTAGGATTGTTAACTACATTAACATTAAACCCTTTAGTCGGTGTTACAGGATTACTAGTGACATTAAATCCTGGAGCAGTAATACTAGGTGCTCTTGTAGGAATTCTATTAGCAGCCTCTATAGGCGTTGGCATACTAGAGTCAGAGTTGTATTGAACAAAGCCGTAGCTGCCTACTAATACAGGCACTCTACGGTAAATTCTATCATTACTATCAAATTCATATAGTGCATATTTACCAGGCAATTTAGAATCATAGATGGACAAGAATTTAGTCTGTTCCATTATAGGTTCACCTGTAAATGGATCAGGTACTTCTATAAAATTAGCAGCTAACGCAGATTCGTTTAGAGTAAACTGATCAGGTATAACTGTATTCTGTCCTTCAAGGTTTGATAATGTAACTTTCTTTACTTTATCAGGATTATTTTGGAAGTATTGACGAGCAAATCTAGATGGAGCTGTATAAATAATACCATTATCATTTACATTACCATAGAACTCACTTTGGAAATCAAATATGATATTTCCCAAGTAATTTCCAAAGCCTATTGTTTTTAAGTAAGAGGTAGGAACATACTTTAAATATTGCTTAGAGCCTTGGTTTCCTCCTTCTAAGAATGCAGCTGCTACTAATTCTTGAGCAAGCATTCTGGAAGTATAAGTTACACCGTTATTAAAAGTCCCATCTAGTGTCAATGGATTTTTGATAACAAAGTTTTTGTCTAATAAATATAAGAACCCATCATAGATATTTCTCTCATCAAAGTTTTCTGCAGCAGCTGCTTCAAAGTTAATTCTTGAGATAGTTCCGTTTGTATTTAAACTCATGTCGAGTTTATTTAAGAAACCATTTTTCTGATACCAACTTTGTGTAGATATAGTACTAAGAATCTTAGCAAGACTCATGTTCTTGTTAGGGCCTTCTATTACATCAATAAATAATCTTCTTCTTTCTGCATCAGGATCGTCTCCAAATAAATTAGCATCTGTATTAGCATATAAGAAAGATCGCATATCTTCAAAGATATCACGACGCATTTCTGTTTGCTTGTTTAAGCTTTTATCTGATGCATTTGGCATGTGCATAAAAACTTCTGATGTAATTGCAGCAAACCCTTCAGTATTATATGGAAAGAATTTATTATAAAGAGTATCAGCAAATAAAGTTCCGTAGTAAGAGGCAAAGCCATTAATAGTAGTAGGCTTTTCTAAGAATCCGTTTTTGCTATATTCTCCCAATAAGTTACCTGAATTAAAAATAGCGGACTTTTCTAATTCATTAATTTGTTTAGCTTTTGCTTGTACTTCTAAAATAGACTTAGGCAAACCTTTAGAAGCTGTATTGATAGAAGATTGTAATTGTTTAATTTGCTTTCCTATTTCATTTAATCTAATAAATTTACTTAGGGCCCCTATCTGTTTCATATTAAAATCTAGAGTAATGTCTCCTTCTTTTAATGGTTTTAGAGTCTCTGTTTCTAAGTCTGCTATTAATTCTTCTCCTGAAGCAGACATCCATTCTTGTTGTTCTTCTTCTGGAAGACTTAAAAACTTACCTTCTGGATCATATTTTTTAAGTAGCTCTTCAAAAATATCTGCTTCTGCATTAGGATTATAAGCTACTAACGATGATTGAGCAGTGACTAGTTTATTAATAAACTCCCATATAATCTCTTGTGTAAGTAACCCTGCAATATCTTTTTCTTCAAAGCCTAACATAGTCATAGCTCTGATAGCGTCAAAAGTATTGGTATTAATATTTAATTTATCAAGAATTTGGAACTTCTCGTTATCCACTGCAGTAGACTGTAAGTTTTTAATAATAGTAGACTTTAATTTTAGAGAGTCTTTTTCGTCTTCTGTTAAAGGTCTATTCTGTTCGTTAGCTGCTTTAATAAGCGCTTGTGATCTTAGAGTATATTTATTAGACAAGTCTCCTTTAGAAACAGCATCTCCAAATATCGACACTGGTGTATTAGCTTCTAAAATTTCTGCAGCACTTGGATATCTAGGCTCTTCAAAACTTCCCATCAAAGCTTCTTGTGCTTCTTCTGTTAGATTTAAAATAGTCAAATCTTTTCCTTGTGCTGCTACATTAAATGTAGAGTCAAGAGAGAATGAACCTACTCCGTCTTTACCTGCCGTTGCATTAACATACTTGTTTCTTTGGTAAACATCTGAAAGAATAGTAGTAATACCAGAAACTAGGCCGCGAGAACGACGGATTGTATCTACTTCAGGCGCCAATGATTCAAACTCACCGTATGAATCTAGTCCTAAGTTAGAAGCTAAGATTTCTGGAGTAGTACTCTCTAAAATCTGTAGTCGAACATCTTGTATATTATTTTCACGAGATGCTTTGTAAGAGCGCTTAAGCACTGAAAGAATATCAAATGCGTTCTCTATTTGTGCAGCAATTTTAGAATTTAAAACTGAGTTAATTATACCTGTAGCTAAGTCTTCAATTCTTTGAGTTTCTGTAAAGTCTTCTTCTTCTTCTGGGCCTATTATCTTACGCTCAATATAAGTATCAATAAGATTTCTATCTTTCTTAGATAACTTTAATTCTTCTTTAAGAGCATTGATCTTATCTTTTTGTACTTCTATAGCAGCGTCTATTTTCTTTTTATCTGAAAGGAAATTAGTTTTAATCTGCCCAGACTCTGAGTCATAGAAGTGATTGTAGTTATAAGTATATAACTTATCGACGTCAAAGTCGGACCCCATTCTCTTCGTAAAGTCTCTAGGTGCTAGGATTAAGTCTCCCGATGTCTCAGGTAAGAACCCTACTATTTCTATAGAGGCCATCTGGTTACGTCCTCCTGTTGGAATACGATAGCCAAATAGTTTAAGAAGTTTTGCAGGGATTTTATCTGTGTCCATCATGATTCTACCATCAGGACCTTTAACAGTAAAGTCTTCTAATTTTAAAATCTTTCCTTGTTCATCTCTAAATTTAAAAGGAATCATGACTTGGTCAGGTAAAATCGTACCTGTGGCCTCATCATATCTCATTGGTAACAATCCTTTCTCAGCATTAAAACTATCAGAGAAAACAATTCCTGACTTTCTTAGTTCACCTGCTGCTTTGTCGCCTTCTTTAATTTTAAATCCTTCCTGAGAACCTAATACATAAGAGTTACCAGGAGCTTTTGTCTTAACAACTTTCTTACTTACAATAGATGTAAGTAAACTCTCAAACTTTTTTGCATGCGGGGATGCCCATAATGGGATCTTAAAGTCTGTAAGTTCTTCGTTAATAGTTCCATCATCATTTTTGACAATGTTTAACTCTAATGCAGATAGCATATTGGGCGGATACCCTTCACGAGTTTTTACTTCGTTGGCTAATATGTCTGCTAGCTTTCTAGCAGGCACAGTTGTTCTTTCAACGAGTTGCTTGGTTGTCTTTAACAACTTAGCAGGATCTGTTTTAAATCCTGCTACTTGTATTTTATTAGAAGATATTAAATTATCTAATAGACCATTATTTAAAATCTCTTTTAGTTGGCCTTCGGTTACCCAATTACCATTTACGAAATACTCACAAGCCATATTATATAATTTTATCCTTTGTTCTCACTGCGCTCTAGTAAGTCAGCGTCAAACACTAACATATTATCAGTAAGCTTAAGTCTATTAATTAGATCTCCGTATTCTCCTACTGCTGCTACCTGGAAATTAATAAAGTCTTGTAGTAAAATTACGGTTTTTCTTGATATATCAGATACACAACATACGCGCTCATATTCAGCAAGCAAGTCTGCTTCCATTTTATAAGCCATTTCTAATGCATCACCAATGCTTGCTGTATCAGAAGTAACAGCCATCAAACTTGTTACTTCTAACTCGCAATTTAAATCATTCATAAACGCAGCAAGCTTAGTATAATGCGTGCGCTCATCAAGAGATTCTTTTAAAAAGAAAGCTTCGGCGCCAAAGTAACCCAAAGACTTCATACGGTTTGTCAAATGCTGATATACATGAGAAGCAGTAAGTTCAAATGTTCCCAATTTATTAAGAGCTTTAATCTCTACTTCGGTAAGTAATTTTTCCATTATTAACATTTTTTAAATTCTTCATTTTCTTTTTGAGTCTCGTCAAAGAAGATGTTCATCTTAGCAGCAGCGATAGCTTTGATTATATCATCAAAGTTCTTGTTGATAAAGTTAACTCTTTCTAAGGTATCTTCCCCTACTTCATCTGCTAAATCTTCTTGTAGAGATACTTTCTGTATAGCAGAAGCAGTTTTAAGTTTTTCAGCAAACTCATTTACTTTATCAAACACTGTAGTCTCAGGCATCACTGCTAAGGTTTCAATGTTTGGTGTATTAATAATAGTGTCTCTGAGGCCTAATTTTTCTGCTAGTTTCTCTTGATTGTACTTAAAAATCTCTTCGTAGTTTTGGTTGTATACACTTAGCAAATCTTCAGCAGTTACATCTTTAGAAATTCTTAGGCCTAGCAAATCGCCAAACAACAAGCTTCGTTCTTGTGTACCAATATTGACAGAGTCTTTTTCACGCTTATAAGGAACGTCTTGTTGAATTCTAAAATTAGATCTTGGAAGTAATAAAGCATTTGCCTTAGTAATATTGATATTATCTAATACATCTCCTTTATCATCAAACACAGGGACAGCTTTTTGAACAGCTCCTACTTTGTTTGCTGTGTTAAACGATGCTCTCACAAATGCAGGAGTACCATCACTCAGTACTTTAGATCCTATTTCTGCTTCAAACTTCTCAACTGCTTGACGGATCTTATCAATCTGCATTCCTTGAGTTAATTGTGGAAGCAATGGGAAACTAGAAGATTTAATATAGACGCGTCGATCTAGATTGTCAGCTACGTCTAAAACATTTCCTACATAAACTGGTTTGATAGGCTGCATTACTAATCCTAGTTCTTCATAACTAAGAGTATTTGCTGGACTAAAATCCCCTTGTGATTGTGCAGTAAGCTTTCTAGTAAGCATATCAACTTGAGCAGAAGTTAGTCTGCCCATTTGTTTCATTACGTACAAGTGCTCTTTCCAAGTAGTATATTCCTGTGCATCGGAACCTTCTATTTTAGAGAAGTTTTTTCCAAAGCCTTTTACAACTTTTTCAAAATATTCTTTTTGCGCAGTGTCTCTTACATTCTCACTATTGATTTCTTTATCTTCTAAGAAAACCTGATAGTATTTATTGTCTTGGCTATTGGCTAATTCTAATCCTGGTGCAATGTTTCCTGCAAGACGTTTACCCATATTAGTAAAAGTCTCTTCTAGATTTAATCTAAGAACTTGCTCATCTGTTAAAGTCTCTTCTGCTACATCTAAACTCTTAGCTAATTGCTGTTTAGATTTAAACTTAGCATACATAGCAGGGTCACCTATGAAAAGCTTCATTGCTTCTGCGTTAGCGATTAAGTAATTATATACAAAATCTCTAGCCGCATATTTAAGCTTATCTTCGCCAACACCTTCTGTCATGCTGGCCATGTACTCTTTATCTAAAAAAGCAAACTGATCAACTACTCTACCACTTGCATCTTTAACAGTTTGTCCTATACCTAATGATCGCCAGTCTTTGAGCTTTTCTTCTATCATAGTATTAAACATACTTGATAAATGCTCTTTTACTGCTTCTTTAACTTCAGGACGATTGACAGTATCGTTTTTATCTTTAACTATGTCCAAGTAAGACACTTCTTTATCGTCAAGAATAATCATTAACTCATTAAGACTAGGCACTAAGTAAAAATAATTAGGCTCAAATCCTTTTATATTAGTAGACTGCTTACCTCTGATACGAGCTACCTCTGGAGTAACCATTGCTTTTACTAGTAATTCTAAATTACCATCTGTTAATTTACCGTCTTCAAATTTTACTTCTCTAGCTAATGCTTGAATAATAGTCATTGTAGACTTATCAGACATTGTTGGGTGGAAGAAAGCTACTTTTCTACGTCGTTCTTTATTAAGAATTACTTTTGATGTATTAAAGAATAATCCTAGCTTAACTACTTCGTGTTCTGCAGGAGTAAGTTTGTTGAGCTTTCTGTTATCTTGAGTAGGTGAAAACTTTTTCTTTAAAGCTTCTAATGATAAGTAACCGCTGTTTAGAGTATTTCTAGTAACATTTCCTAACTCTCCTTCGTCTGTAAGTTCTTCTAACCAAATACTATCTCGGGTAAAAGAGATTTCTTTTAAGCCGTTTATTAAATCACTGTTGATAAATGTTTTTGTCTCAGGATCGTAAGCAGTTAAATCTCTTACACGATTTACAAAGAAGTTATTATTACCATATGAGTAAACAGTTTTACCCCCTGATTGAAAAGAATTGCTGTGAATATTTAAAACATTTGCCGCATCTACGCGGGCAAGTGCTTTAACTGCAGAGTCGCTTAGTAACTCAGCGTCTTCTACTATTACATCACTATCAGCTTTTAATTGTAATTGTTTAGCCAACACCGTCACTAGTCCCGAACCGTGAGTAAATAATTCTGCCCAAGTTCTGCGCCCCTGGTTATTAAATTTACCTTCTCTTAGGTCTGTGTAAGTTTGATCTGTGATAACAATTCCAAAGTTACCTAACCAAATAGCTAGATCTTCATTAGTAACTTTAGTTGGGTCTTTAGCAAACTCTGCAGCTTGGTTTCTTAATGTTTTAGCTACTTCTTTATTAAATACATAATCTCCGTTATCATTTACATCAATAAGATTACTTTGTCTTTCTACTCCCTTAAGATTAGAATCCCAAATAGCACGTAGTCTTTGCTCTGTAGCAGTAGCATTACTTGACCATTTTTGCAGAGAGTATCTACCGTTTTTATCTCTACTCCACATTACAAATACCATATCAATATGGTGTTTAGCCATGTCAGATACAAACTCGTTCTGAATTCTTTCAGGAGCTATTTCTAATGCATCAATTACAGAACGTAACCATGGGAATTTATTCACATGTAGTTCTAAAACGTTCATCATTAGATCATAATTTGCAGGTTTGTTAGCAAGTATCTCGTGACAAGTGTCTGTTACGGTATCATACGATAACATCTCTGGCCAACCTAATGGATTATTGATAGGGCCGTTTTCGTCTTGTGCTTGAATACCTGTAAAGAATTTCTTTAAGTCTGCAGAAGAAGTTGCTTTGTAACTTACACTAAATGACCAGTCGTCCGTGTAAACTACTTTCTCTAAACCACCTGATACTTCATCAGACTCATCAAGATTTAAATCTTCTGCTACACTGCCTATAGTAAACAATGCCATATGCTGATTAGTTAATCTCTTAACTTTCTCAAACTGATCTATAATGGCCCCCATTTTAGCAGCATTGTTCTTTAAACCTAATTCTTCGTAAGCTGCTTTTAATTGTTTAAATGCTTCTAAATGTTTATCAAATATTGGTCGAGTCTTTACTGTCTTCTTTCCTCCAACTTCTTTAGAAGCTAGAGTCTCTTTCATAATAGTAGAAGCTATGAAAGCGATTAAAGATGATTGAGTATCTGAACTAATACCTCTGATTACTAAATTATCTACTTCTGTTCTTTGCTCTTCTACTTGCTCAGCGGTCATAGGTATAATCGACTCATCTACTTGATCGTCGCCTATAGGATTAGAATCTTGTGTATTACCGTTAACAATAACCTTAGTACCGTTAGCTAAAGTAATAGTTCTACTATTTTTTGCTCTTTCTTTAGATAATTCTACTGCCTTTTTAAAACTTGCCAAAGCTTCTTCTACTGAAGAAAATTCATTAGGATTAGGACCTACTAACTCTTTTTCGCCAATAGCTCCTTTTTCAATGTTATCTACATATGCTTCTAACTGATCTATAGTCAATTCATTTCTTAAAATATCTTCAGCAAAAGCATCTATTCTAGCTTGTCCTGTAAGTTCTTCTACTTCTTCTTCAGGCGCCTCTGTAGGTTCTTGTGTAGTAGCTTTACTACTTACATAAATATTTCTTAAAATTCCATTATCAGAATCAAAAGGTTCTTCGTAAACACCATTTTCATCTATATTATCAATTTGCTTTTCTTGTCCATCTTCGGTTTTATAAATAATACTATAATTAAAACCATTATCAGAAAAAATTTGTACAATCTTTCCTTTAGAATTTGCAATTTTACGAGCAGCAGTAACAATAGTTATTTCGTCTCCTACATTCCAACCTGCAGGATTTGCAGGATCTTCTTCAGTTGTAGTTTCTGAAGCAGGTAATAAAGGAGTTATTAGTTTATCGTACTTGTCGTATATCTCGTTGTACTTAGCCAATACATCTTCTGTCATCCAAGTTTTGTCTATTTTACCATCTTTTCTATAGTCTTCTAAAGTAGGAATAGCTTGAGCTAACGCTGCTTGTTCTTGTGCTCTTAACTCTGCTACTTTAGCTGCATTAGCTTCTGCAGTTGAGGTAGTATTAACAGGACTTACTGTTTTTAATCCTTGGGTCTCTAATATATTAGCATGATCAAATCCAAACTGAGCTTTGTCAATAGAGTTTAATTCTGACACAGGAATCCATCTAGCTTCTTTAGCATCGTCTTTACCTGCTACATCTGTAGCAATATCAAAGTCTGCAGGTAAATCAATTCTAAATACAGTAGCAGAAGTCCAAGCTTCTGTACTATTTCTTGGATCTCTTTCCTGACTATCAAATACACCGACTTGTGGCATAGGAAGATTCATTGAAGACTCTGTTAAGTCTAATCCTGTTTCTTCTTTAAGTTCTCTTATCGCAGCTTGCTTTGCTGTTTCTTTTCCTTGTGTCCAAGCAGTTCCTGGTCGAGCATTTGTATCATGAAATCCTCCAGGAAAAGCAAGTTTACCCGCTTCTGCCTGAGCAGTATCAGAACGTCTGATTAATAAAACTTGCTGCTCACCATTAACAGTACGAGTAACAATAAGGTCTACTGTTGGATTGGCTCCAGTGTAGCGTAATGGGGAAGTAGTAGTAGGTCTTGGTGTAGGGCTTACTGTAGGGCTTACTGCAGGGGGTCTTTGCTGTGCGGCAGTTTGCTTAGGCATTGCTCCTGCAAATGCTGTATCAAAAGTAATAGTAGGTTGGATAGTATAAACCCATTTAGGTTTAGCATCTGTACCTATGTTTACTGATAAGATATTAGTCTGATGTGATTCTTTAATTTGATCTGCATAAGAAATAGTACGTGACTCTCCTTCTGGAGTAAGAATAATTGTACATCTTCTGCCTAATTGCAATCTGTCTTTGTCAGCATTAGAAAGTATCTGCTTGTTAAGTAATATAGGTAATAGTTTATTTCTAAGCTTAGTTCTATTCTCTTGCTTTCCTGTATTAGTTCTCTCAAAGTTTTGAGAAATCTGATGTGCATAATATGGAGTACCGTCTCTATGGTTACCTGCTTTAACACCTGGTCGACCAAACTCTATACCTGTTGCAGTTACTGCAATTAAAGGTCTCTCAGATTTAAGAGTACTCAATGATCCTCCTTGAGACATTAAGATATTATTTAAACCTTCAGCTTTATCGGTGTTATATAAATAAATAAACTGAGATAAATACTGTGATAGACCTGCAGTAGTAGTAATATCAATGCCGCTGAGTCCAATTGCTTTTACAATAGGATTCTCAGTGTCGTTACTTAAGTGTGCTTCAATTGCATATACTATAGAGTTAGCTACCTCTTCTGTGATAGGTTTCTTTTGTAAAGGAATAGGCATGTAATTGTTAGGACCTACTTTAACAACAGCATATAGTCTACCTGACTGTACGTTAACAGGCAACATTGATTGGTTCTTGCCTAAAATCATAGACACATCTCCACCTAATTCTACAACCCCGTTACGACCAACTCCTAAAATTAAATTAGGATCTGGCATAGCTTCGTTTATATTTAAAGAACGTCCGTCAAATGTTTTAAACAGTTTACCAAAACTCTTATAAGTAACTTTGCTAGTTACTCTACCTGACTTAACAATCTTTTCTCTAATCTTAAGGTTAAAGGCTTTGTTCTGAGCAACTCCTTCAGGACCGCTGCTAAGGTTCTCACTACGATACCATGCATTGTCGTGTACATAAAACACAGTTTGCCCATCAGCAGTAGTTACTTTAATAGGTACTTCTGCAATATACTCTGGCAAAGTGCTCAAAGGAATACCTTGTGCGTCAGCTTCTTTTTGTAATTCTGTAAGTCTTACAGACCATGGAGTTTTTTGGCGAGTGTTTGATTTAGGATCGTATTTATCTCCTGCATACTCAGCGTCAATTTCCATTGTCAACTCTGTACCTTCAGTTAAGAAGTCAGGGTCTAGTACTTGTAAGTTATCGATGTTGTCTGTAATCTCTTCACGATTAACAATACCTACATCTTCTGATTGATTAAATTCTCTAGATAAAAATGCTCCTTTATCTTCTGCGTTTTCTGGACGGCCGTAGTTATAAACTAAATTACCGTTACCGTCTTCACCAATAATTTTAGTATTATCAGTTTGTAATAATTTCTGTGCAGCGTCAGTTACTTGTGCTTCTACATTTTGCTTTTCTGTAGTAGGGTTAGGAAGATCTTCAGGAATAGTTGTCTTGACATCCTTTTCATTATTTGCTATTTCTGCTGCTATTTCTTCAGGAGAACGAGAATCAAAAGTTCCTAACTTAATTTCATTTTCTTGTTCTTGTTCTTCAGCATCTTCTGGAGTAATTTCTCCTGTAAGTACACCAATGCGAGTTTCAATAATAGACGATAAGGCTTCTTTATTCTTGTCAGATAATTCTGCTTTCTGAATTTCTTCTTTAAGATTATTTAATTCTGTAAGATCTGTAAGAGTTGCAATTTTAGTATTATATCCTTGAACTATTGCACTGGTTTTTTTATTTTTTGATTCTGCTTCAACGGCTTTTTTTAATTCTGCCATCTTAAATTCTGCACTTTGTTTTACGGCAGGGTCTGCACTCATGCGGGATAGACGCTCTACTTCAGAGATAGTGGTAGCACTTTGTATTTGCTCTGCTATTTCTTTACTCTTAGCTTTATTTTCTTTTTGTCTAGCTATTTTATCTTGATGAGCTTTGCTAGTAATAGTAGTATAGTCTTTAGAGTTTTGTACAGAAGTTTCTTTTAACTTATCTAATTGTTGTTCGTATTCATTTGATCTATTAAAAGAATCTAATCCTTTAACTTCTGCTAAGAATTTTTCATAAACAGCTTTGTTATGCTCTGTGTCTCCTGTATTGTTATCTAAGTTACTTGTAGAGTAAGTAAGAGGTACTTCTGTCTTTCGAATCTCTGTGCTTTCTACAACACCTTCTTTTTTAAATAATATTTCTTGCTCTCTTTCAAACTTATATTTCTTAGCAATAGTATTGACTTCTTGAGATAACTCAAAGTCTGATTGTTTTTTAATATTCTCTACATCATTAGTAGCACGTTCAATACGAATCTTGCTAGCACGATTTTTAAAAACTTCATCTACATTTTCAAAGTCTTCTGCATTATTATAAATACCTTCAAGTTCTTGAAGATCTTTAACAGCTTGTTGTGCACGTGCTACATAGTCAGCTCCTACTTTAGCAGGGTCTCTAGAAGCTTCTTGCTCATATAAATCTTGAAGTACTTCAGTTGTTCCTGATTGAAAAGCTTTTAATGCTTGCTCTTCAAACATTTGTGTTTTTAAGTTTTCTACTTCTTCAATATTACCTTCAGCTGATGCTTTATTTAATTTATCTACCCAAAGTATTCTATCATTGACATCCATTAAGGTATCCGTCATACGAACACCTTTTTCTTTCATGTCTTGAATTACAACTTGCTGTTTTTCATAATCAATTTTTGCTGCAGCATTAGCACTGATTCTATTACCATCTTCGTCTACTGTATTTCCTGGACCGTACTTAGAAGATTTTAGCGCACTGGTAATTCCTGTTTGCCCCATACCACCAAGTGCTCCTAAGAATGCAGCTTCCATTCCTTCCATAGAGTTAGCATCTTTGACGTGTTGCATAGCTGCTAAGAAATCATCTCCAATATTATTTCGTTTATGCTTTCCTTCTCCAACAGCCATACCTGTTTTAGAAGCAATAAAGTTGATAGTTTCTTCTAATGCTTCTTGGCTACCTTCTTTAACTAGTTCTCCTACAGCGTGGCCAAAACCTCCTGCCTCAAGTACTCTACGAGAAGATTTAATAGGAGTTAAAAATGCTTTAGCCGATGTAAGGTTTAATAAGATATTAACTCGGTTAAGATTCATTGTAGTAGCTGCACCATTAGCTGCTTGTTTTTTTGCTTGCTCTGGTGATAGGTTAGCTCTAATTCCTTTTTCGTAAATATCTTTATAAACTTGGCTAGCTTCCATAACTGCTTCAGCCTGATTCAACATAGTAGCAGTAGTAAGCGTCTCTGCTGCACCTAAAAGAGTTTTAGATCTCTCTGCTCCTTTGGCAGCACCAAAAACGTAACGAGCTAAATCTTTACCTCTAGTTACAGCGCCTAATCCTTTGAGTCCAAAAGAAACTGCTTTACCTATCCCAGCACCTTGTGCTCCAAACGCTAATACAGACTCTACTAATCCTGAACCATTAGCAAACCACCAAGCAGAAGAATCAATATCCATAGGACCTCCTTTGGGGTCAGTATAAATAGGAAACCAATCTTGATCTACTTTTTCTTTTACATTAGCTGCCCAGTTTACTAGTTCGTTATTAGCAGCATGTTCTGCGTCAAAATAACCTGGGATATCTAGCATAGAAGCAAAACCTCCAATAATCTGAGGAATAACGTTTGTTCCAATACGAGCAAATGCATGGCCAACTTCTTGACCTAATGATTGATTTTCAAATCGCATTTGTTGTAATTCTCCAACATCATATGCACGTCCTTTTAAAGTATGAGGATTGATGTAATCTTCATAAGCATCGTAGAAATTAGACGGTAAATCTTTATGATATTTTTCAATACCTTGATAACTTACAGGTGCTTTAGCAGCATTAGCATTTATTACATTAGGGTCTAATTCTGTACCATTAGCAATTCTTTCTTTACGAACTTCTCCTGCTCTTTGAACAAATGGATTTACTTTAGGAGTAGTTTTTTTTGCAGAAGGTAGTATTGGAGTTTCTTCTTGAGTTGGATTTACATCTTGTGCAGCTACTCCTGGTACAACATCTTTAAGATTAACTTTATCTGCCATTGGATTTTATTTGAGACACAAATATATGATTTATTGTCCTACCATTAACGCTGCTCTTAAACCATTAACGTCGTTAAATTTACCCATGTAAGTGCCGTCAGGATATTTAACAGTATAATATGGTTGAGTACCTCCGCTATCAGGAAATCTTTTTACTATTTTAATTGCCATAGGATTTCCTTGAGGATCTGCAATAACAATATCGCCTAATGTTCTTTCAGGATGTGCTTTATCTACTTGAAATGCAGGAGAGTTTGCTCGCACATCATTAATAGTATTTCCATATACTTGAGTAAACTTAGCATTTCTAATAGATTCATTAGTCTGTTTTTCTAATGGATTTGTCGAACCTGCAGTAGATTGATCTACTCTATCAAGAATAGAATAAATATAATCTTCTGTTCCTGCTTTAGGTTTAATAGTTAACATACCTTGTCCGCCCTCATAAGCATAAGGTATTCGAACATATACTTGACTTCCATGCAAAGTTAACATTGGTTGTTTGTTTCCTCCTACAGTTATTTTAGTTCCTGGTAATGGGTTACCGTTTTTATCAAATCCTGGCATACCTGCATAAGATTCAACTCCTGCATAAGAAATAACTTTATCAACTGTTGAAAATATAAAACCTAATTCTTTTTGAGAACGTTGATCATTTACTAAATCATAAGTCATTTTGTTTACTTCTAGACCTTTTTTACCTGACCAAGAAAGAAGATTTTGTTGTATCTGCTTAGCATTATTACCCATGTTAAATTGAGTAATAGTTTTTTCTAATTTACCATCTTCTCCTATTTCGTAATTAGTTCCTACAGCAACTCCTCCAAAATCGTAACCTTTAATAATAGCATCACGGAAGTTTTTATATCCATGAAGTTTTGCTACTTCGTCGTATGTTAATAATACTCCTGGAGCTCCGTCATAAATATCAGACATTGCTTTATTATTACTAGTATTAATCCCTGCTTTTTTTAATCGTTCTGCAGAATAACTTCTACTACTAAAGACATGTCTAATTTTATCTAATTCTCCTCCTTCGGTAAATCCTCCCCAATCTCCTGCATCATTAGAGAATGTTAATGGATCTTTAGTACCTACTTCATCTAATACTTTTTTAATATCAGGATCACTGTAAGCACTTGATTGAAGTAATTCATAATTTTGCTGTGCTGAAACACCGCTATTATAATGTACTTCTCCTCTTGCAATTCCTGAATTTAATTCTTGTAGGCCGACAGAACCAGATTTTTTTAAATCTTTGTAAAGTCTTTCTACGTATCTTAATGGTGGATTCATTCCGTTTTCTTTTAATTTTTCACGGAATTCACTCACACTGTTACTAGTAACTAATGCATCTCTTAGAGCTACTTGCGATTCATAAATAGCAGCATTATCATTTATAATTCTTTTTCTACGATCAGATCCTTCAGAACCTAAAATAACTGCTCCTAAAGTTCCTCCTGAAATTTTATCATTTGCTGATACAACACCCTTAAGATTAGTTCTTGCATTTTTGATATCATCTTTAATACTAAAGACATTAAACTTCATATCTTCCGCAGGTACTAAGAAAGGATTTGTGCCGTCTTTATTTTTATTTCCATTACCATTGCCGTCTCCGTCATCAAGTTTTCTAAACGTATGGTCATGAGTTACATCGTGTTTTTGAATAACATTACCTACAGCTTGCATGTTATAACGATCATTTAACTGATCTTGGAAATATAAATCTTTTGTTAATTTGTCGTCATACTCACCTGTTTCTTTAGAAGCAATTGCTCTAGTCTTATAGTCTAATAATTCAAGATATTTTGCATCTTGCAATATAGATGGATTCTTCTTAGCTGCTTTTTCGTAACCAATTAATTCTGCATTTACACTATTTAATAATTGATCATTTAAATTTGCTGCTAGTTCTTTATATTGATCTGCATTTCTTGGATCATTTTTAAGAGCATCAAAAGAGTAGTCAGCGTTTTCTTGAAAGTATTGTTTAAACCTAGGGAGAGTTCTTAAGTAACCAGAAATTCTAGCAGCAGCATCATTAGGGTTTACTTCTGTTACCATTGTCTTAACAAATTCTTTGTCCATAGTATCAGGGTCAATGCCTAATGCTTTAAAGGCATCATACCTATGTTCAGGAATAGTTTCCGCTATTTTCCATACTAACTCTTCAAACTCTTTATCTAAATCTTTACCACGTGGATTTAATCCA